TATCTGAAGGTGTTGTTGTAGATTACGTAGACCCAGCTAATTTGGTTTGGTCATATACAGAATCACCTTATTTTGATGATATATACTATTGTGGTGAGGTAAGACACGTGCCGCTTAATGAACTTAAAAAGCAATTTCCTGATTTAACCAATGAAGATATGGAACAAATATCTAAACAAGGTTATCAAAATAATGGTTTTTATGACAGAAGCGTAACAAATTATAACAATTCTGATTCAAATACTGTGCAGGTTTTATATTTCAATTATAAAACTTACATGAATGAAGTATACAAAGTAAAAGAAACAGCAACTGGTGCGTCTAAGATATTACTTCGTGATGATCAATTTGATCCGCCTGTTGAAATGCTTGAAGAGCAATTCGGTAAACTTTCAAGATCGCTAGAGGTTTTATATGAAGGTGTTTTAGTATTAGGCACAGATTATTTATTACAATGGCAGCTGGCTAAAAATATGATGCGCCCAAAAAGCGATAGTTCTAAGGTATTAATGAATTATAGTATTCATGCACCTAGAATGTATAAAGGCAAAATTGAATCGCTTGTAAGCCGCATTACTAGTTTTGCAGATACAATACAGTTAACACATTTAAAATTACAACAAGTAATGTCAAGAATGGTGCCAGATGGTGTTTATCTTGATGCTGATGGGTTAGCTGAAATTGATTTAGGTAATGGTACAAATTACAATCCGCAGGAGGCGTTAAACATGTTCTTCCAAACGGGCTCCGTAATTGGTAGATCATTTACGCAAGACGGTGATATGAATCCTGGTAAAGTGCCAATTCAAGAAATTACTAGTGGATCTGGCGGAAACAAAATACAATCTCTTATTGCTACATACAATTATTATTTGCAAATGATAAGAGACGTCACGGGATTAAACGAAGCTCGCGACGGTAGTATGCCAGATGATCGAGCGTTGGTAGGTGTACAAAAAATGGCAGCAGCTAATTCAAATACCGCTACAAGACATATTGTAGATGGTGGTTTATTTATTAGCGCTCACTTAGCGGAATGTTTATCATTGAGAATATCCGATATAATAGAGTATTCACCTACACGCGAAGCATTTATTCAAAAAATAGGTGCACATAATGTAGCTACGCTCAGTGAAATGCAAAACTTGCATTTATATGATTTTGGTATATTTATAGAATTAATGCCAGACGACGAAGAAAAAGCAAGATTAGAAAATAATATACAAACAGCTTTATCTGCTGGGCTTATTGATTTAGATGACGCTATTGATATACGTGAAATTAAGAATTTAAAACTTGCTAATCAGCTATTAAAAATACGACGTAAAAAGAAACAAGAGCGTGATCAATTAATGCAACAGCAAAATATTCAAGCTCAGGCGCAAGCTAATGCACAAGCTCAACAAGTTGCTGCGCAAGCTGAGATTCAAAAGCAACAAGTTATTACTCAGCAAAAAGCAGAACTATTACAAATAGAAGGTCAACTTGAATTGCAAAAGCTACAAGCTGAAGTACAAGCTAAGAAAGATTTAATGGCTACTGAATTCCAATATAACCTGCAATTAAAAGGTATAGAGGTTGATGGCCAAAAGCAATCTATAAAAGAAAAAGAAGATCGTAAAGATCAAAGAACAAAAATACAAGCTACACAACAAAGTGAGCTTATAGAACAACGCCAAAAACAAACGGGACCACAAAATTTTGAATCAAGTGGCAACGATATAATCGGCGGTGGATTTGACTTAGGTAGTTTTGAACCTAAGTAATAATAGTAAGTATATAATTATATAATATTTTATCATGGAAGAAAACCAAGAAGAAGTTCTAGAGGTTCAAGAAGAAACTCAAGAGCAACCTGCTGAGCAACAAGCAGAAGAAACCAAACCAGACACAGGTGCATCGGTTGCAGAAGATGGCACAATTAAATTGGATTTAACAAAAATAAACCAAGATGCCGTTCAAGAGCAAAGCACAGATGACAGCAATGATGTTGTCGAAGAACCCGAAAACACGGAAAGTAGCGAAGATGTGGTTCAAGAAGTACGGGAGTCCGAAGAAGAAGAGGTAGTATTAGAAGAAGTTACCGAGGAACCAGAACAGCAAACTGAAGAAGAATTAGAAGAAGCTGTAGAGGAAGCAATACAAGAACAAAAAGAATCTGGTATTGAACTTCCGGAAAATATTCAAAAAGTTGTAGACTTTATGAATGAAACTGGCGGAACATTAGAAGATTATGTTAAGCTTAACACTGATTACTCCTCTTTAAATGAAACGCAACTAATAAGAGAGTATTACGAAAATACTAAGCCTCATCTTGATAAAGAAGACATTGATCTTCTTATGGAAGATTTTTCATATGACGAAGATATAGATGAGGAAAAAGATATACGTAAAATAAAATTAGCTTTCAAAGAAGAAGCCGCAAAAGCTAAAAAACATCTTGAAAAGTTAAAAAATACGTATTACGAAGAAATTAAAGCTGGGTCTAGATTAAATCCAGAACAACAAAAAGCGGTTGAATTTTTTAATCGCTATAAAAAAGAAACGAGTGAGGCAGAGCAAATAGCTGAAAAGCAAACCAAAACGTTTTTAAATAAAACCAATAAAGTTTTCAGTCAGGATTTCAAAGGTTTTGATTATTCTGTAGGAGACAAAAAATATAGGTTTAAAGTTAAAGACGTTGAAAACGTGAAGCAAACCCAAAGTGACATTAATAATTTTGTTAAGAAGTTCTTAAATGAAAATAATGAAATGTCGGATGCAGCGGGTTATCACAAATCTTTGTTTACAGCTATGAACGCTGACGCAATCGCTAATCACTTTTATGAGCAAGGTAAAGCCGATGCAATGAGAGATAGTATGGCCAGGGCGAAGAATGTTGATATGAATCCGAGAGGGGCTCATGAAAAAGTAACAACTTCAAATGGTTGGACTGTGAGAGCGGTGCCCAGTGATGCGCAAAGCACTAGTCGTTTAAAAATTAAAACTCGAAAATAATAACCATTAAAAATATAAAAAATGGCATTTGCAACTACGCCAGCTACATTAGCTAACCTGGCACATTTAACACCACGTCCCGTTAAAGGATTATTTGGGGACAACTATTTGTCTGTGGCTGACATGGACTTTACACAACAATTTCTACCTGAAGTATACGATAAAGAAGTAGAGCGTTACGGAAACCGTACCATCTCTGGATTCTTGCGTATGGTTGGGGCTGAAATGCCTATGGCTTCTGATCAAGTTGTTTGGTCTGAGCAAGGGCGTCTACATATCGCTTTTGACGATATTACAACTGACGGTGCAAACACAATTACTTTTGGATCTGCAGCTGACGCAGACCTAGTAGGTGTGGGGGCTACTATCGTGCTTTCTAAAGATCTTGTAACTATCAAAGCTTACGTATCTGCGAAGCCAACAGCTACTACAGCTACTGTGCAAGCATATAGCGCTGCAAACATTAGCGAATTAGGTGCTGACGGTACAACAGATATTAAACTTTTTGTTTATGGTTCTGAGTATGCTAAAGGATCTCAAACTGCTGGTAACTCAATTGATGCTTCTTTCACAACTTTCAGCAACAAACCAATTATCTTGCGTGACAAGTATAATGTAAATGGTTCTGATGTTGCTCAAATCGGTTGGGTTGAAGTAACTTCTGAGGCTGGTACTTCTGGGTACTTATGGTATTTAAAGTCTGAGCACGAAGCTCGTATTCGTTTTGAAGATCAACTTGAAATGGCAATGGTTGAGGCTGAAAAAGCTGCTGCAGGATCTGCTGCTGCAACTAATGGTCCTTCTGGTGCTGATTCAGGTTCTGAAGGTCTTTTCGCCGCAATTGGTACACGTGGATTAGTTTATACTAACGCTGACTTTGGTGGTGATGACGGTCTTGCAGACTTTGATACTATCCTACAAGAACTTGACAAGCAAGGAGCTATCGAAGAAAATATGCTTTTCTTAGATCGTGCTACTTCTTTGGGTATTGATAACATGCTAGCTAAGCAAAATTCTTACGGAACTGGTGGTACATCTTACGGTGTATTTGACAATTCTGAAGATATGGCGCTTAACTTAGGTTTCTCTGGTTTCCGTAGAGGTTCTTATGACTTCTATAAAACTGACTGGAAATATCTTAACGATTCTACTACTCGTGGATTAGTTAGTGATATTGAAGGTGTAGTTGTACCAGCTGGAACTTCTACAGTTTACGATCAACAACTAGGCAAGAACATTTCTCGTCCATTCCTTCACGTACGCTACCGCGCATCTGAAGCTGATGACCGAAGAATGAAATCTTGGGTAACTGGTTCAGTTGGTGGAAATTATACATCTGAAGCTGATGAAATGAATGTACATTTCCTTTCTGAAAGAGCTTTATGTGTACAAGCCGCTAACAACTTCGTATTGCTAAAAGCAGTACCAACACCGTAAGTAAATTAACTTAATAATTACCCTCGTCTTAATGACGGGGGTAGTTATTACTTTTAACATTTTTATTATATTATATCATGGCAAAAAAAGCTACAGCAGAAGAAACTATTGAGGTTGCACCTCAACCAACTAGTGCAAAAAATGCACCAGTTAAAAAACCAGTTAAACCAAGCTGGGAAATTAAAGATAGATTATATACATTAAAAGGCAATCAAGCGCCTCTAGTATATACTATTCCATCTAAACATACGCCTAAACATTCATTGCTTTATTTTGATGAAAGCTTAGGCTACCAACGCGAAATTAAGTATGCTACAAACCAAGCTTCACCTTTTGTAGATGAACAAAAAGGGCCGGCTACTTTAGGACGCATTGTGTTTAGATCCGGAGCGTTAAGGGTTCCAAAAGAAAACCAAATTTTACAAAAAATTTTATCATTGTATCATCCATTAAAAGACAAGATTTACGAAGAGTATAATCCTGTGCAAGATGCGGTGAATGAATTAGATTGGATTGAAGCAGAGATTGAAGCTTTAAACTTAGCTAAAGCATTAAACGTTGATGAACTTGAAGCAATATTAAGAGTTGAATTTGGTAATAGAACAAGCAACTTAAGTAGCAGCGAATTAAAAAGAGATGCGCTTATTTTTGCTAAAAGAAAACCGTTATTGTTTATTGAATTAGCAAATGATGATAACGTTCAACTTAGAAACTTCGGGATTAAAGCAGTTGAAGCTAGAATTATTAAATTATCACAAGACCAAAGAACATTTACTTATGGTGATGGAGATAGAAAGCTTATGACTGTTCCTTTTGATGAAAATCCATATTCAGCATTAGCTGCATGGTTTAAAACAGATGAAGGTGTAGAGGTTTACAAAGCTATTGAAAAAAGACTTAAATAGTCACCTATAGTGGTTAGGCCATCTTATGGGTGGCCTAATTACTATTAATAAAAATAAATATGAGCGTAAGTGTAGATACTGTTTATCAAAGAGTTTTAAGTATACTCAATAAAGAACAGCGAGGTTATGTAACACCTCAGGAATTTAATCTTTTTGCAAATCAAGCACAATTAGATTTATTTGAACAATACTTTTACGACATTAATCAGTTCAGTAGAGGTCAGGGTAATGATACAGAATACTCAGACATGCTGGACTTACTTAGTAAAAAACTAGCTATATTTGAAACACAAGAAACGCTCACCTATGATGAGACTAATAGCTATTTTTCTTTACCGTCTGATTTATATAGATTAGGCACGGTAATTTACACGAACACTACAACACGTGATCTTTACCCGTCTCCAACTCAAGAGGCGAATTATCCAGAAGATAATCCTGTAATATATAGAGAGACTATAAATGAAGATATAGAAGCAGAGCGTATAGAAGGTAAAGACTTTTTATATATAAACAATTCACCGCTTACAAAACCAGTGAATAGTAGACCTATATATATATCTAAAAATAGAAAACTAAATGTATACGGTAACAACGAATTAACTTCTGGTGTAAAGTGTAATTATATACGTAAACCCGCTAAGGTAGAGTGGGCATACCAAATTGTATATGGTGAATCATTATATGATTCGACTAACGCTGTAGATTTTGAATTGCACGAGTCTGAAGAAACAGAGCTTGTATTTAAAATATTACAATTAGCTGGATTAGTTGTTAAAGATTTACAAATATATCAAGTAGCAGCTGGCGAAGAGGTTAAAAATACACAACAAGAAAAAGCTTAATAAATGGGGTTAATTAATAAAAATAACGAGCAGTATTACTTAGGCCCTGATGGTATATGGAACAGTCTTGATGAAACCTACGGGGATTATCAATTTGTTTCTATTAAAGATATTATAAGTAATTTTATGGTATCATTTGTCGGGCAAGATAAGCTTATAAATAGAATTAAGCGTACTGATGTAGCATTTCACGCGCAGCGAGGATTACAAGAAATGAACTATGATGTTTTGCCTAGTAGCAAATATATTGAAGTTGAAGTACCACCTACATTATATGCAATACTACCCCAGGATTACGTTAGTTATATTAAAATATCACATACTGACGAAAAAGGTATTGAAAAAATATTATATCCAGCTACAAAAACAGGTGATCCACTACCAATAGTGCAGGATAATAATTATGAGTATGTATTTGATGAGCAAACAAGAGAAATAGTTACAGCTAACCCGTCTGAAACATTTAAAAGGTTTAGACAAAGTGAAGCTGCTGGAACTCAACTTGAAAGCGATTTTCGTAATATAAATAATAATAGCTTATTTGAAGATAGTAATTATGGGCAAAGGTATGGCTTAGATCCTGAATTTGCTAATGCAAATGGTATATTTTTTATAGATCAAATAAAAGGGCTTATTCACTTTAGCTCTAATATTGCCGGTGAAATTGTAACTATAAAATACCTATCTGACGGCTTAGGTTATGACGAAGATAGCAAAATACATAAATTTGGTGAAGATGCCTTATATAAATATATTGCTTATGCAATTATATCTTCACGCCCGGGTTATCCTGAATATATGGTACAGCGCTATAAAAAAGACGCTCGAGCGGCCAAGCGAAATGCAAAACTTAGATTATCAAATATAAAGCTTGAAGAGATTACGCAGATTATGCGAGGTAAATCGAAGCAAATAAAACACTAAAATATGCCAGAATTAATTCATACGTTTGTCAGGGGTAAAATGAACAAAGACCTTGATGAGCGTTTAGTTCCAAATGGCGAGTACCGAGATGCACTCAACTTAGAAGTTGCAACTTCAGAAGGCTCAGATGTAGGTACATTACAAACACTTTTAGGGAACGTAGAGTTGCGCAATAGGACTTACGATCCTAATACTAATTTGCATGTTACATGGGACACCTATGGAGTTGATAAATATATCCCTAGTGGTGCAGTATGTATTGGTAAAACCAAAGATGCTACTACTGAAAAAATATATTGGTTTATTGCTGCACCAAACTTTAGTGCAGTTGCAGAATACGATTCTGTAAACGACGTTGTATTTCCTATACTCGTTGACAAAAATAATATTTTAAATTTTAGTGAAGATTTTTTAATCACAGGTATAAACATACTTGAGGGGTTTTTATTCTTTACAGACAATCAAACTGAACCTAAAAAAATAGAAATATCTAAATTTAAAGCAGGGTCAGTTGATTTTGATACTCATACACAAATATATGGTAGAGACTTTATTGAAGCGGACGTTACTCTTATAAAAAGATCGCCGCTATTATCTCCTACTATATATAAGAAAAATACTACGAGAGACGGCGCGGTTAAAACATCTACTACATATGAATTTACAACATTGTCGACAGATCCATTAGATGACCCTACAGAAGTAATTACTTTAGATTTCGGTACAGTTGTTACATTAAACTGGACTGATGCCGTAGCATATATTGCTGGTGATTTTTTGTTGCTTACAATAAATGATGATAATAATAATTTAGACAGAGAATATCAAGTTAGAGTAAAAGTTACTAAAATAAATTCTGAATTGCAAGCTGTATGTGAAGTGCAAAGCATAGGTGAATTTGTGCCAACAGGTAATCAAAGCTTTGAAGTAGCACTTGAACAAGATGATCCTTTATTTGAATTTAAATTTCCACGATTTGCATATAGGTATAAATATGATGACAACCAGTTTTCTACATTTTCTCCATTTACAGAAATAGCTTTTATTCCCGGCGAAGAATTTGAATATACAGGCGCTGACGGGTACAACTTAGCAATGACTAATAATATTCGTATATTAGAAATACGCGATTTTATTACACCTGATATTCCAGATGATGTAATTGCTGTTGATATACTTTACAAAGAATCTAATTCGCAAAACATATACAAAGTAGATACCATTGAAAAAAATGCGCCTAATATAACAGGCAAGCAATACAATCAATGGAATGATACCAGCTATTCGCCGCAACCTGGGTATAGTGGTCGAATTAAAATTGAAACCGAATTAATATCATCGCTATTACCATCAAATCAAATATTAAGAAGTTACGACAATGTACCCCGCAGGGCTTTAGCTCAGGAAATAACAGGTAACCGGATTATATTTGGAAACTACGTGCAGAATTTTAATATGAAAGATTTTGCAAACAACGATGTTATACCCGATTTTGATTTTAGCATTGTGCATGATCCAACAAAAATTGAAAAAATTGTTGATGGTGAAAACGTGCAATCCGATCCAATAGCAGGCGAACCCGCAACTTCTATTAAAACAATGCGCACCTACCAAATGGGTGTTGTTTATAAAGACCTGTATGGTAGAACTACACCTGTATTTACTAACGATTCCGGTGGTAGATCATTGTCTAAAGAGTTTGCGGACTCATATAATACATTAGAGGTTGGTTTGAAAAACAATCCACCTGCTTGGGCAACGCATTATCAATTTTATGTAAAAGAGACATCAAATGAATATTATAATCTTGCATTAGATAGATTTTATTTACCAGAAGATGGTAGCGTTTGGTTATCATTCCCGTCTGCAGATAGAAACAAAATTGATGAAGAATCATTTTTAGAATTAAAAAAGCAGCATGACAACGATGTATTTATACCAGAAAAAGCTAGATATAAAGTATTAGCAATATCTAACGAAGCGCCTGATGCGGTTAAAACAACCCGTGATGCAATAGGTAAACAATTAACTTCATTTACAGCAGATGGTTACCCAGCTGTTAACAAGGGCTTTTTTGAAATACCTGAAGAGGATTTTGATGGTAAAGAAGATGGTACTGGTGGTGGTGGCGGCTTAAAAGGTACTAATACAAAAAATAATTTGTTTGCTCGCATTATTAGCGGCGTTAATGTAAGTGAATATTTCAAAGTTGAATATATTCAAAAGCAAGGGCCTGTATATAGGGTACAATTAAAATCGCCTACAGATGATTCTTTGGAATTTATGGAAAATATTGCATATCCTGCTAAGCTGGATATTGTTATATATGAAAATAAAACAGAATTAAAACCTGAATATGAAGGAAGATTCTTTGTAAAAATATATAAAGATTTAGCCTTAGAAGAAAATATATTAAAGTTAGCCGAAGATACGCAGTTAAGCGTTGAGTACACAAAAGAGGTTGCTAGAATTGGTGTTGATGGTAAAAGTAGCTGGTGGAGAAATGTATCACCTGATGTTTCTAAAGGTTGGTTCTGGGATAGCACAACACCTTTAAATGTAAGAAAAAGAGCAGGGTCAGACGTTAAATACGAAGGTGGCAATATTCAGGATAGACCTAATAAAGGGAAGGGCATAAATGCCGGCGAACAACAATTAACAATATCATTTCACGGCTTTGGTAACCCATGGCAGCAAAAGAAGGCTTTTTATAATAGACTTGGTATATGGTGGGGGTGGCCAACAAATAGCCCAGGTGATGCACACCATTTAGGTTTTGCAAAATCATTAAGTACTGCTGGTAGCACATTTAGATTTAAAGATGACCCACAAAAAGAACTTCCAACTAATACATACACTATACGAAGAAGCTATAAATCTGCATATTGTGTAGATAATAGAAGAACGGGTAGGCATGGGTCTGGTAAATACGGGTCACAAAGAGTTATTAGATGGAATATTACTATTGATAAGCCAATAGCTACAACTGCTGGGCTGCCTGCGTTACAAACAGGAACAGCACCAAACCCGCCCAGAACTGCTGTTGAATTTGTAAAGGTGTATGCCTCAGACGCTGAAACTTATAGCTCTACAAACCCAGCTATATTTGAAACTTATCCTAAAGAAGCTGTAGACTTAGATCTATATTATTCAGCAAGTAATATATTTGAGATTAATAACCCAGGCACAATAAACGCATCGCATCAACCAATACAAAAATTAAATTGGTTTAATTGTTATTCGTTTGGTAACGGTGTTGAATCTGATCGCATTAGAGACGATTTTAATGCAACAAGAATTGATAAAGGACCTATTGTATCAACTGTATTAGATGAAGCGTATGGTGAAGAATTAAAAGCAACAGGCCTTATATTTTCACAAATATTTAATTCATCATCCGGAGTAAACAGACTAAATCAATTTATTGCGGCTGAGCCTATAACAAAAGATTTAAATCCGTATTACACAAGTATTCAAAAGTTATATTCAAGAGATACGAACTTAATTACACTTTGTGAAGATAAATGTTTGCAGATATTAGCTAATAAAGATGCTTTATTTAATGCAGACGGGAGCACCAATGTTGTAAGTAATAACGCAGTTCTTGGACAAGCGCTGCCCTATGCAGGTGAATATGGTATATCTAAAAACCCCGAATCATTTGCCGCATATGGTAATAGAGCTTACTTTACTGATAAAAACAGAGGTGTTGTATTAAGATTATCCGGCGGATTAGGTGGCGGGCAAGGCTTAACAGAAATATCAGCTGCTAATATGCGCGATTTCTTTAGCGATAACCTTCACTCGTCACAAAAATTAATAGGGTCATACGATGATGATAAAGATGTTTACAACTTAACATTAAATAACCTTACGCCTTATTGGCAAGATAAGCTAGATACGCAATCAACCACCGTGTCTTGGAAAGAAGATGTTAAAGGGTGGACCTCAAGAAAAAGTTTTAACTTAGAAAACGCTTTATCGTTAAACAATACTTATTTTTCTTTTAAAGACGGTAGAATATGGCAGCATGGTGTTGAAAGCGCAACAAGAAACAATTTTTACGGTGTGCAATATGAAAGTAGTGTAAGATTTTTAATGAACGCTGAGCCTAATTCAGTTAAGAAATTTAAAACATTAAACTATACAGGTTCTGATTCAAAAACGTATTTATACGGAACAGAAGGGCCTACAAGCCAAAGACTATATACAATATCAGAGCTTCAAGCGAATACATCATTAGTGCCTAATTACACTACTGAGTCAACCGGATGGTATTGTAATTTAATTCAAACGAATTTACAAACCGGTGATGTAAAACAATTTATAGACAAAGAAGGTAAATTCTTTAATTACATAAAAGGATTGCCTACAAGCTTTGTATCTAATGAAAATAATAACTTAGATGCAAAAGAATTTTCAATGCAAGGAATAGGGCGCGCTACCGTTTCAGGTGACACTCAAGTATTCTTTGATGTTCACTTCTATATTGACGAAACATGTTACACTTCAAATTAAATAGAATATGAGTCATACAACAACATCAGTAGATAATTTTACAGTTGAATCTGTTAACTTTGTAGTGCAAGGTGGCACAAATCTTGCTACTACTACAGGCAATACCGTTGTATTAACGTTGGTTCCAAATACAGGATTTCAATTAGATGCAGCAGATTTTTCCGGCACACCTCCATACCCAGACGGTGTTTTAAATATGAATTTTACACAAGACGGTGATAATGTTTTATGCAATGTTATTGTTGATGCCACATTTGTAATGCCTAATGAAAATTTATCTTTACCCCTATGTATTAGTGGTAGATCAACGGAACTTGGTATTACTATATCCGGTACAGTTGATATTAGTTCAACAAACGCTACACCGTTACCACAGTTAGTTCCTTATTCTACTTCAGATGGTGTTCAGGGACAGACACAAAATGTTTACACACAAACAATATTAGCTGACACTGATTATTATTTTAATAACACTCCTACAATATCATTAACAACCGGGAATGCATCTAACTATTCGCTGTATACAGCTAATTCACAATTTTCAGACGGAAGATTAATAGGTATAGATGTAATTGCAGATTACACGTTTCCATTTGATGATGTTACGGGCGATGAAATACAAGTCATTGCTAATGCAATTGAAATACCTGTATTAGAAGAATATGTAACAGGAAGGTCTATAGCAACTACAATACCAGCTGAAGCAACCACAAGAAACTTAGCTTTATTTGGTGTAGCTGGAGCAGATTATACATTAACTGTTAATAATGGTGCTACATTTAGTAATGCTACTAATACAATAACAGGCGTGCTAGGATCTGGTACAACTTATGAAGAAGTTAATTTTCCAGCAGCAACACAAACTTTATTATACACAATTGAAATTACAGGTGATTTAGATCCAAGTGCAGATCCTAGTCTTTGGTTTGTTGATGTATTACAAGAAGTTATATCCACTATAGGCATAAGCGGGACGGCTACAGCAACCCCTTCAGACCCTAACGCCTACACTGTACAGGACGAGCTTAATAGTGGTACTTGGAACGGTAATTCAGAGGAAATACAAACAGCACAGTTTTCTCATGCCGTTATAGGACAAGATGACCGCTTTATATTAACATGGAACTCTATCCCAATATTAGATGGGGCTTTTAATAAAACAGAAGATTTACCAGATGGCTCATTTAGTATAACAACCACAAGAAACACGGTAGACTCATATAATCTACAATTAGTAGTTAACCTTTCAAGTGCAGGTACTACCGATCAAGATATGAGTTACACTATTGATTTGACGCCTTTTGTAGATGTTGATTACGTTACTGAAACAGTAAGGTTTATAAATGAATCTCAAGACACTCAATCATTCTCTTATACAGACACATCTGGCACGCCTCAAACAATGAATGTTAGCCCAGGTGATACCCAGTCTGTTTGTGCCAGATTATTCCCAACACCGGAAGCATTGGGAACTGGCTTAGTTGAATTTACAGGAATAAGTTGTACATAATATGGATCAAATAACATTAACATTCGATAAACCCATACAAGCCTCGGTGCAGGTTGGAGATACCGCGTATTATACAAATGACGCTATGGGAACTAGCATTGTAAAAATTGGTGAGATATTTAGTATAGGCCCGTCAAATGTTATGGTATGCAATATTGATTCTAACACGCCTAGACCCACAGAAACTTCTTTTATATTGTTTACAAAAACAAATCAAGCAAACACAAGCGGCATATTAGGGTATTATGCAGAAGTTGAATTAAAAAACGATTCTACGGCTAAATCAGAGCTATTCTCAGTTGGTTCTGAAATATTTGAGAGCAGCAAATAATATGTAATAATATTTATATGCTTGAAAATAAAATTGAATTAAATAATAATAAATTAAGTAATTTTGTACAACAGCTTGAAGATCTTCAAAATACAATGATTGAAAATAATCATATTGAAGGAATTTATGGTGATGGTAAAAACTTAGTTAATAACGACGTATTTAGAATTGAAAATGAGTTTGCAGATCAATTATATATGCGTAAAATGTACATGCCTAAGGAGTGCGTTGTAGTAAGTGCAATGCATCATACAGAACACTTTTGGTTTTTATTAAAAGGCAGGATATTAGTAACTACAGACGGAGAGCAAATTGAACATATAGCTCCTTGCTACGAAAAGTCTATAAAAGGAGCAAAAAGATTAATACTATCTTTAGAGGATTCATTATTTATAAATGTGCATAAAAACCCTACAAATACTAAAGATATGAAAGAAGTAGAAGAGTCTTTGTACTCTATTACTATTGAAGAATATAAACGAAAAGAAAAATTATGGCAGGAATAGCAACAGCAGCAGCAATCGGCGGGATTGTTTCAGGTCTTGGAGGCATAGCCAGTGGTATTATTGGTAGCGGAAAAAGAAAAAGAGAACAGGCAGCTGCACAAGCAGAATTTGATGCTAATAAAGTTGCATACCAAGAATTAGACACTTCTAATCTATATGCTAACTTAGAAAATACAATGGAAGACCTTACTGTTGATCAAAGAGCTGCACAATTCCAAATGCAACAACAACAGTTAGGCCAAGCAAATATTATGCAAAACCTACAAGGTGCAGCTGGTGGATCCGGTATTGCGGCTTTAGCACAAACTTTAGCTAATCAACAAACAACAGCATCAGCCGCGGCAGCAGCCAATATAGGGCAGCAAGAACGTGCTAATCAAGCAGCGGCGGCAAGACAGGCTGCGGTTAATCAAGACTTAGAGGCTCGAGGAGCTGCAGACGCTAGAACTTTACAATATGATAAAACATCTACGCTGCTGGGCATGTCGCAACAAAGATTAGCAGCAGCTAACGAAGCAAGGCAAGCAGCTACACAATCTATTGTAGGCGGGATTGGCAGTGTAGTTGGGGGCGCGGTTGGAGCTGCTCAAGCAGGTGCTGGTATGGAAGGCGGCGCTGATCGTGGCTTTGGCGGGAATTTACTGGCTGGGCTTGGCTTTGGTGGCGGGGGATAATAAATAAAATTTAAAATGGCAAAACAAAAACAAAGTACATCTTCGATGCTCATAGCGGGCGCAGGCAGATTAGCTAGATCGCAAGGTTTTGTTGATTACGGTGAAGTTATTAGCAAAGGTGCGGAGCCTGTTATGAAAGCATTACAGAAATCACAAGCAGTCGCGCAGGCAATTAGAGATAAAGCTGCTCAACAAACAGCTCAATATCTTAGATCTATGAAAAGCGATATAGATGCATTGCAATCGCCTCCTGAAGATCAAAAAGCTATTACAACTAAGTTAATGGAGCTTAAGAATGAATATGCTGCAGCGGCATCAGCTATAAACAACTATCAAGTTGGTACTCCTGAATATATGGAACAACTTGATATAATGAATGGTGTAAACAATCAGTTTGCTCAAATTAAAAAAAATCAAGATGAGTTAAAAGAATTTAACGAGCAATATCTTGAAGGTGATAAAAAAGGGCAATTTTCAAATGGCAACGACGCTTACCAAATAGCTACAAACTCAAATGTTGCAACAGGTAATAGAGAACTTGTTATTGGCCCAGGTGGTAATTTTCAATTCAAGCTTCCAGATGGGAACATGGTCGATCTTAAAGACATGAATATGCCATTCAATAAATCCTACGGGAAGTCTAAAGAGCTTGCGGACATGAAAATGACTGTAATGAATTCCGGTGTTTGGAATAGCGTTAAAGCGCAAGCTACAGAGCAGGAACTAGAGGCTATGTTTGCTGAAAACCCTGATGATTTTAGATCAATGGCTAGAGATGGTTTATATAAAGGTGTTGATTTTAGCGATATACCAGAAGATGTTGTGACTAACCCAGCAAAGTTAGAAGAACTTAAAGCTGCAATGATACCTAAAATATTAGGTGATTTTCAAAACGCTGCAAGTGTTGGAAAGGCAATGAAAAACCAAGAAAATGGCAATACAAATTCGCAAAACGGCAGCCCGCTTCGTGATACTGATATAAATAAACAAGCCGGCATAATTGAGGCTTATAATAGCTTATCAGCGAACGGAACATATAACGAGCTAGACTTTTATGATTTTAATTATGCACCAGTTACCAGTAATAAAAAATCTATTGCTAGCCCTAATGACTATAGAATTAGAAAACAACCGGATGGCGCTGTTATAGAAGTAAAAAACCCCAAAACTGGAAATTATGTGCCTATAACGGAATCTCCAGAAGACTTTTTTGAAAATAAATTATTAATTCCTATTGAATAATATATAATGGCTAATAAAATATCTAAACAAGATGCTATTTTTGCTGCAGAAGCTAGCGGTGTTACATTAGAAGAATATCTTGAAATCACAAATCAAACACTTGAAGACCCGGATTTTCAAGTAGACAAAACGAGGGAAGCTGCGCTTGTGGAGTCGCAAAAACAGGAAGCAGCAGCATTGGTTCAGGAAACAAAAGATTTGGGTTTGTCGCCGGAAGATACTTCTTCGGTATTGTCTGGACAAGCTGATATAGTTGGTGTAAAAGAAGATGACCTAGACGCCTACCAGTATATTTTACCTAAAAGTAGCCAACCCTATACCGGAAGAGAAATTGTGGACAGTGTTCGCAAAGCGAAAAAAAAGCCTGGCGGTTACAGGGAATCCATGAGCGATGAAGAAGTGCTTAAGCTATACTTAAATGGATTTGGTAGAGGCGTAAAAAAAGAACTTGTTCCGTCTAGAACTATTAACATCCCTGAAGTAACTGTTACAGGCGAATCAAAAGAATCACAGCGCGTAAGAGAAGCTGTTGATAAATTATTGCCCAGCGAAGAAGTTATTGAAAAACAAGCCGAAGGGGATATTGAATTTGCTAAAGATGTATTTAAACCTTATGAATCTTTAAATAAAATACGAGTTAGCGGTGGCGATATAGGTGAGGACAGGCAACCGGAACTAGATATTGAAAATGGCGATTTATATAATAAATATTTAAAAATTGCAAATCCAGATGCAGATTTTGAAATTGGCATTGGTGGTGTGTATAGCAACGCTACAGAAGAGCAGCTGTTAAAAGCTCAAAACGCTTATATTGAAGAAAGAAACAAATCTAGAAGATCAGAAAACTTACGCAACGCTTTAGATGAAGCTCAAAGCGAGTTTTCAAATATTCCAGCATTAGGTAAACTTTTTTCTATTGGGTTTAGAACAAAAGCATTACAAAAAGCTATTGAAAATGATGCTCTTAAAATAGATAAAAATACTAGAAAGAATCTTAAAAAAGACGTTGATAGGTTAGATTTTTTAGATCAAGATTTGTCTATAAATAAAAACAGAATAAACGAGCTTGATGCAAAAATAAGAAATAAAACAGCAACTCTTCAAGATTATGCGGAGCGCCGAATTGTAGCTGAAAAACTAAATGCGGATTTAGATGTTTATGGTCAAACGTATAATGGCTTATATAAAGTAGCAGCAGAAAAACTAAACGACAATGCTCTAATACTAGATGTTGTAAAAAGAGAATACGGTAACATTCCTAATTTAGCTGGTAAAGCTTTAGCATCGGGGGCTGATATAGCTGCAGGTGTTTTAAATTTACCTGAATGGTTGGCTGTTACTATGGGAGAAGCTGTAGGGGTTGATGACGATGTAATAGCTGGGGCCTTACAACAATATTTCCCAGCAAGCACACTTTCTAAAACTTTATCAAAAGCGTCTGCAGATATACGTGATGCACTGGAAACGCCTAAGCAAGTTCAAGATATAAATTCATTGTCAGATTTTGGCACATGGGCAACCGACTTAATCGGAAATCAGCTACCACAGTATGGCGCTATGTTTTTAGCACCAACTTATGGTTTTTATGCGGTTGCAGCATCGGCTGGCGGTAATAAATATGCTAGTATGCGCGAAATGGAAAATGAAATGGGGATTGAGTATAATGCCTGGCAATGGTTTTCCGCCCCTCTTATTACAGCTGCTGCAGAATACTTTACAGAAAAAATTACCTTAGGTCAAGTAAAAAGAGTTAAAGGCTTACTAACGGGCGCAAAAGGCGCGGCACGTAATGAAGTATTAGACGCTAGCAGAAAATTTATACGAGAAGAAATAACAAAGGGTAGGTTAATTAAAGATACATTAAAAGAAGGCGGAGGTGAAGGTGTTGCTACTCTTGTTGAAAATGCAGTAGACATTGCTATTCTAGGTGATAAACAAAAAAATATATGGGAAGGCGTTCCAAATGCAATTGCTTCTGGCGCGTTTATGTCAGGTGTTGTTTTAAAAGCGCCTGTAATTGGTTCTTACGCTTTAAAACCTTTTATTACTGAGGACTATAGCCAGCAGCTAGGCAGGAATTTTCAAATGATTGCTAAGCTTGAAAAAGAACTTCAAAAGTCTGATCTTTCAGATGAAATAAAGAATAGCATACGCGGCGATATATTTAAAATTACTGAAAATAGTAATAAATTATTATTAAATACTTTTAAAAATGTTGATCAGCTAACTGATATTGAAAAGCAATCTTTAATAAACAATAATGCTGAATTCCAAAAAATTCAAAACGAATATCAAAAAATAATATCAGATAAAAATCTTTCCCAAGAAATAAAAGATTTTAAAGTAGATCAACTTAAAGAACAAGTAGATAATCTTAATAAACAAAAGCAAGATATATTAATTGAAGCTGAAACGCGCAGACAAACTGAGATAATAATAAATGCAAAAGACGCTGGTCTTGTAAAAGATTTACAACTACAGGAATTTAAAGATACAAAAGAATTAGGCGACTGGCTGGTTGCTAATAAAAATAATTATAGCGCGTTAAAAGACGAAAAAGACAGTAAGCTACGAGAGGAAGCTAACACTTATGGTACTATACTGCAAAAAACAGATGGAAGCCAGAAAATATTAATAAACAAAGATGTATCTAAACAAGATAATGTTGTTACAACAGCTGCCCATGAGTTCTTACACGCACTTTTATATAAAACTATTAAAGGAAATATAAATACGCAAATAAACTTAGGTAATGAGCTTCTAAAAGAACTTAAATCACTTCCTAATAGTGATAAAGTTTTAAGCGAACAATTCAAAGCTAGACTTGCTAGCTATGCAAAACAAAAAAATAATAGCCAAATACTGCAATTAGAAACTCAGGCGGATTTAATGAATTATATCAACACGCAACAAGATAGTAAAGGCAATTTAAATGGTGACCAGTTTGAGGAAGTATTAACATTGTTATCAGAAAGTATACTTTCACAAGATATTGTTTTACCTGAAACAGCTTTATCAAAACTTGCGGATGTAATACGAAGATTTTTGCAAGACACGTTTGGCATGTCTATTAAATTTAATGATGGTAAAGATGTTTTAAATTTTGTCCGTGATTATGCATCTTCTGTTGAAAAAGGTAATTTAGCAAGATCAAAAGCATTTAAAAAATTAGGTACAAAAGGAGCAGCCGGTGCATTAACCGAAAGTATTGCTGGGGATGTTAAAGAAACAGCTAAAAGAAGTCAAGTTGATAAAACAAGTAAAGGACTGCAACTTACAAAACAAACATTAAATAAAATTGGTCAAGAATACGGAGGCGATCCTGTAAAATTACAAACAGGAAGAAATGCTGAAATAATTGGTAAAGAATTATTTGGCATGGTTCAAGTGCAAGTAAATAACCGTTTTCAAAATTTGTCTCCAGATTTAAAAGAAGAGCTAGTTTCCGATGTTATAGACAGGTTATACACTTCAGGCGAAATATATAGGTTTGACGGGCGCGGTGAATTATACGGCTATATAAACGATAGAATTAAATTCCGTATTTTAGATGCTGTATCAAAAAACCCTGACTATTTAGACAAGACAACAAAAACGCAGCTTGAAGATATACAAAAAGAAGTTGTAGCAGAAGAATCAAAACCTTCTGTTCAACAAGATAGAAAAACGTATACAACATTTTTAGGGGCAAATGCGTTTCCAGATAATGTTATTAGTGCTGCTACTGATAAACTTGTGTCTATTGTTAGAGTATTAAAAAATAAAATTGATGCTCCTGTTTCAAAAAACAGAACAGTTACGCCTTTAATAGCTGAAATTAAAAAAGAAGCAGGTAAACAGTTAGATATTATTATTAAAAAATACTTAGGTAGTAAAAAAGACGGTGAGCTAAGACGTAATTTTTTAAGTTTAAAGAAAACAGCACTTGAAAACGCTACAACTACGTGGCTAATGCAAGCAATGCCATTTGCAGTGCAAAAACAAGTTGATGGTAAATTTTTACCTTATCCAGATTGGGTGGGTAAAAAGATAGATAGAGAAACCACATCAACCGATTTAGCAGGCAGAACCTCAGGAGCAGAGATTGTACGTAGAGTACCAAACGCTGTAAATAATGTTAGTGATGCAGATTACTTAGGCTATATGTTTAAAGATGGTGAAGTTATACGCGGTAGAAAAGAAGCTTTTTCTAAAATGGCAGCGGAAGAACTTGCGTTTGAATTAATAAATTACGACTTTGAAAATAACGGCCCTGTATCAGAAGCATTAGCTGCAAATCAAGAAAGGCTAGGTGTTGAAGTGGGCGCTAATTTAGGAGCTGAATTTAGCAGACAAGCTGAAAGAGGCAATGTTAAATTTAGTAAAAAAGTTGAAGGTGTTTTAGGTAACGATAAGCAGTCAGGCGAAATATACCAAAATTTATTAAGGACTAACATAGCTGGGAGAGAGTTTAAAAAGTATAGAGCTACTAGGCCTTTTGGTTTAAACGAAAAAGAATTTAACGAAGTTGCGCTATCTTTAGTTGAAGATAATTTTGGTAAATTCTTAAGGTTAAGGGCTATTAAAGGTGTTAATTTAGGTGTAGCTTATGAAAAATTAGTTAATAACGCTTTGCGCTTAGCTAAATCTAATGTTAAAAGTACTTTATTTAGAGGTCAAAATGGTGATTTAAGATTAACTTTTGAAGATGGATCTGTACAAATTATTGAATTAAAGCTTGACGAAACTGCACCAATGGGAAGTTTTACTGTTCGTAACATATTTAACCCTGACGGCACTTTCAACGATTCATTTAACTTTACGCAGAATATACCGGGCATAGAAAGCATAAGAAAACTTATTGCTGATAATAAATCTAAATTTGAAGGATTAGCAAAAGAAGCTTTAAAAAATGGCGGTCAAATTTCAGGAAGCGGCAAAATATTTTATCCTTCTTATACTAAAGGAGGCGAAACTCACAAGGCAGAATGGAAACAAACAAGAGAAGCTTTTCCTGATTATATAATAAGCCAAAAGGGCTTTGATGCAAGCGGTATAGTAGGTTTGTATCAAAAGAAAAATATTAATTTAATACAAATTGGAGGAAAAGGGTTATTTTCTTTAAGTAATAGTAACATTAATAAAGATATACCACCGCTTCAAGGCGATGTACAATATGTTATAAGGCCAACAATAAGCAAAGGCGAATTAACATTTAGGGTATTTCCAGTGTTTACAAAACTTGAAAAATCTAATTACGATTTAGAAAACAAAGCAGGTGCACAAAAATTAGTTGAAAATAGCAAAGTACAAGACACAGCTATTAAGCAAAGCAGAAGACCGTTAAGCCGTGAGTTTAACGAAATGATTGAGCGTAATAAAAACATTCCTGCAAAAACAAGATTTTCTCAAGTTGCCGGTAGAATTTCAGGCGCTAAGAAAGGAAAATTTAGACCATTTCTACCTCCATCAGCAGAAGACTTTGAAGGTTTATTATATAACTTTTTAGGTAAAGGAAAACAAGGCGAAGCTGATTTAAAGTTCTTTTATGATACTTTAATATTACCATATACAAGAGCTATAGGTGAAATTGAAAAAGCTAGACAAGAATTAAAGAGTAACTATATTAGCATTCTAAAAGCTTTTCCAGGCATTAAAAAACAATTAGCAAAACCTATAGGAAACACTGTTTATACACATGATCAAGCGCTAAGAGTATATTTATGGACACAAGCTGGTTATAAAATACCTGGAATATCGCAAAAAGAAATAGACAAGCTTAATAAAGAGATTGGTAATAATGCCGATATGATGGCTCTTGCTGAAGGTGTAAAAAGTTTATTAAAAGGTAAAAAATATCCAAAGCCTAGCGAATATTGGAATGTTGATAGTATACTTTCTGATTTAAATGATTTAACTGAAAATGTTAATAGGAAAGGATTTTTAAATGAATTTATAAAAAATAAAAATACAATATTTAGTGATTCTAACTTAGCAAAAATAGAAGCTGCTTACGGCAAAAATGTTAGGCAAGCATTGGAAAATGTTTTATACAGAATGGAAACTGGTTCTAATAAACCAACATCTACTGATAAGTTTACTAAAGCTATTAATGAATATTTGAATGGTTCTGTAGGTACAATAATGTTCTTTAACAGAAGATCAGCTTTATTGCAATTATTATCAACAATAAACTTTATAAATTATACTGATAATAATCCATTGCAAGCCGCTGCTGCTTTTATGAATATACCACAATTTGCAAAAGATTTTGTTAAAATATTTAATTCACCTAAGTTAAAAGAACGGCGTGGTGGTTTAAAATCTGATGTACAAGAACAAGAAATTGCTCAAGCAGCAAAGCAAGGTGGCGTAAAAGCTATAATTAGTAAGTTGCTTAAGATAGGTTTTATACCAACACAAATAGCGGATAGCTTTGCAATATCTTTAGGTGGCGCTACTTTTTATAGAAACAGAATAAAAAGCTATATTAAAGAAGGATTTGATCCTAAAGTTGCTGAAATAAAAGCGTGGGAGGATTTTTCATTAATATCAGATAAAACACAACAATCTGGTGACCCAATGCTAATCTCACAACAACAGGCTAGCACAGGTGGTAGATTTATTTTAGCCTTTCAAAATACACCAATGCAGATGACTCGTATAATGAAAAAAGCTGCACTTGATTTAATAAACAGAAGAGGCAATGATAAAGAAAATATAACTAAAATTCTTTATTATGGTGGTGTGCAAAATGCTTTATTTGGAGCATTGCAAAATGCTTTATTTGCATTATTACCTGGTTTTGACGATGATGACGAAGAACTAGATGAAAAAGCAGAACAAAAAAGAATAACCGCTGAAAATAAAAAAATTAGTAGGCTACTTAATGGTATGCTTGATACAATTTTAAGAGGTGCGGGTATATATACAGCTATAGGCGCAACACTTAAGAATATATATATTGAATACAAAGAAGAAACAGAAAAAGGCATTTGGAGCCAAGACGAAGATGTTTTATTGGCTGCTTTAAATACGTCACCTCAAATAGGTTCAAAAGGTAGAAAAATAATAAATATACTTCGTACAAAAAAATTCGAAAAAGATGTAATTGCAGAACGAGGTTTTGACGTAATGATAGATGGTAGATTTCAACCGTCCCCTGCTTATAATATTGTAGGCGACGCTGCTGCACTTGCTAACGTGCCTCTTGATAGGGTTGTTACAGAACTTAATAGTATTACAGAAGCCTTTGACAATAGGAATTCTATATATCAAAGAATGGCATTAGCTTTAGGGTGGAAAACATGGGATGTAAATGCCCAAATAGAAGAGCACGAACTAATTAAAACAGAGGCTAAAGCCAAAAGAAAGGAAGAAGGAAAGAAAAAAGCTGCTGCTACAAGAGAAAGTAATAAAAAATTACTTTTTGAATTAGAAAAAAATCTTACAGTAGAAGAGTACAAAGATTATGCTAGGAAAACTTCTAAAATGACTAAATCACAAAAACTTGCATATTTAAAAAAAATAAAAGAATAAAAGATTCAATATTAAGAGCAGATTAATTATGGAACCATTCAATATAAAAATACAAAAAATAACACACAGTGCTAAGAAACCTGTTAACCAGGAAGTAACGCAAAATGCTGATGGTTCAGGTGGCCCTATATCTATAGCGAAGAAAAAAGATGCTTGTTATCATAAAGCAAAAGCAAAGTATGATGTATTTCCTTCCGCTTATGCTTCTGGTTATATAGCTAAATGTAGAAAGAAAAAAGGTAATATAGGATAATGGCATACGAACAAAAAGGGTCTGCGTTTCCTCAGGTGCGTAAGACTAAAAAAGGTGCATCACTTAGACGATGGTTTAAAGAAGAATGGATTGATGTTCGAACCGGTAAGCCTTGTGGTAGACGCGAAGGCGAAAAACGCGGTGTGCCGTATTGTCGCCCTAAAAAACGTATATCTAGTAAAACACCAAAAACCGCATCGGAAATGTCAGCTAAAGAAAAAGCTACTAAAATTGCCGAAAAGAAAAGATTAGGCCAACCAAAAGGACGACCAAGAAGAGTTAAACCTGTGAAAAGAAGAAAGAAATGAAAAAAGTGTGTAATTTAATTAAAAATGGGGTAAAGCGTTTTGTGAATGCTTTTTGTAGAACACTTTGTGAATTTAATGATAGCTGGTAATGAGAAAACGAGGCCTAGCGAAAGTAAAAGAATTATTTTGGTATAGCGATAGCGAGCCAAACGAAGTATTAATATCATTTTGTCATCTTATATGTTTGCCTTTAGCACTTATATATGAGTTTGACAATCCATCTATTTTATTTATTATTGGTGCAGCTGCAGCCGGTAGTTTTCAACTATGGGCAGTTGTATGGAAAGGATGTTTAAAATATAGATTAATTGCGGTACAGATAGCTTTTCTTATAGCTGTCATGACAATTATAAATTTATCTATGGCGGGTCTCATGGAAGGCAGTCGTACAGGTTGGGTTATAATTGCTGTATTTGCAGGTTGGAATGCTATTAGAGTATTCAAAGAAAAGTTAGAAAGACATGGATAGTTATATTCAAATTATTGTTACTATAATTGGGGTCTTAGGATCAGGAGCCATATGGAAATACATGGAAGCTCGACTTAAGTCACGCACAGAAAGTAAAAAAATAGATTTACAAAACAACGACGGCGTGCAATACAGAGATGATCTTAAAAACCGGGTAAGAAACCTAGAGTCTTTATTGGCTACAAGTAGTGATGAAAAAGATGAATTACGTTTACAAGTATTAAAACTTACAGAAGAAGTGTCTGCACTTCGTATTAAAGTAGAATTTTTAGAAAAAGAAAACGAACGTTTAAAAAATAAATAATGCTTAAATATTTTAACTACTCTGAATTTGACTCACCTGACGTA